ATCACCTCATCGTGCGGGGCAAACTCCTCAGCACGCTTGGCGCGGCGCATGTCGTGACCCAGTGCCTTGCACTTATCGAGGTCGTGTTCGATGCAGCAGTCGCCCAGTACCCACGCATTGCGGAAGGTGCGGTCGGACGGGATGGCGTCGTCTTCCACGATTTCGTAGGCGACACCTTCGGGAACATCCTTGGCGGCCACTTCTTCGATGCTCAATTCACCCGTAGGATGGATGACGCTGACGCCGCCGGATTCGTTTTGGTAGATGATTTTCATGGTGTTACCTCAGCGGAAGATGGCGACGTTTATGTGAGTTTGGTCATAAAGACTATCATTAGCGGGGTAGCCAATTTGAAATCGCATACTACCAGTGTTATACACGCAGCTGTTTGTGCCTCGCTTCCACGCTCCGTAGCCATAACCATCCGCTTGGGCAGGACCGCCGGTGCCGGTGCCGTTATCGTTTGCGCTTAAGTTAAAACAATAATTTGCATCCGGCATGGCCGTCGTAAAGTTTACCGTATAGTCGCCCGCTCCGTTATCAGTAATGCTGCTCACATTGCCGCTAGCGCGAATAGCGACCGTGCTGGTGCCGTTGAAGTTTACCCACGCCCGTGCTGCATAAATAGGAGCAGAACCCGACTGTGCGCCACTGAGTTTGGCAGCGGTGATATTGGCATCAGCAATCTTGGCGGTTGTTACAGCACCAGCAGCAATGTCCGCTGCAATGATCGAATCATCCGGCAACCCGCCTGCGCTGATGCCAGTGATCGTTCCAGAGCCAGCGATTGAAATAGGCATGATCAGACAATCACCCAAGAGGAGCCGGACGGCACAGTGACCGTGACGCCTGCGTTGATCGTAACGGGCCCAGCTGACATGGCGTTTTTGCTGGTGGTCAGCGTGTAGTTAGTGGTGACCGTCTGACCGTTCTCGTAAAACACGTCATCGCTACCACCACCTGTGGCACCCCCACCGATCGCGCCCCAGGAGCCGGCCTTGTAACCCTCAAACGTGCCGAGCGTCGTGTTGTACCGGATCATCCCATTGCTGGGGGTGCCGGGCCGTTCCGCAGTGGTGCCAGCTGGCAGATCGACGTAGCCAGTGCCTGTCAGGTCAATGCTTCCGGCGAACGTTGCCGTGCCGGTAAAGCTGGGTGATGCAGCAGTAGCGAGCCCCAGGTTGGCGCTGCCAAGCGTGCCGACCGTCACCCAGGCGTTGTTGGCGGCGTTGCGTTGTTTGAGCAGTCCGGCCGTGGTGTCCGCCCACAGCTGGTAGGCAAACATTGTGCTGGGCTCAGTTGCCCCGCTGTTGACGCTGACGATCGCAGCGAGCGCGTTGTTGAGATCTTGACGGAAGCTAAGGCCGCTCTGGTTGGCTAGTGAATAGTCGTGCTGCGCCATACGTCAGACCTCCCGGCCGTAGCCTACTGCGGTGTAGGTGAATTGGCGGCTCACAGCAGTGCCGGCACTGTTCCTAAAGGTTACCTGGAATCCGGTGCGCGTCACGGACGCCACCGCAAAGTAGTCGCCTGTCGCCATGTCATAAGCAGTGATACCAATGCTGGGGGGCTGATAGAACGCATTTACAAAGGTTGCTGAGTAAGTTCCCGCACCGCTGGTGAGAGAGGCGGACTGTTCGATGCGCTGTTGCAGCTCCAGCTCTGCGCCCAGCTCCTCGATGATGATGTTCTGCGCCGGGTCAGTGCTGGTGGCGATCGTCTTGAACTGGAAGCCACGGCCCCGCACGATGGCGTTGCTGAACTCTCGCCAGGCACTCCAGGTTGGTGAACCGCTTGGGTTGTCTTCAGTAGTGCGAACGTAGGTGGCAGCGTTCACGCGGTCACCGCCGGTGCCGTCAATGAAGTCCCAGGTGTCAATGTCAGCGGTCTTGTCGTCGATGAAGTCACCAGGCAGATAGGGCAGGGTGACCAGTCGGCGGCGCAGGTTGGCGTCAAAGACGCCAGGGAAGCTGTAGGTGCTGCCAAACTCGTACTCGCCCTCAGCAAGCACACCGCCAACGCTGTCAATGGACGGCAGCGCATCCCAGTCGCCGTCCGTAGCCATGTCGTCTACGTCCTCGCCGGTGCTGATGATGATGCCGCTTGCGCCACCAGCTTCGGGAAGGCTGGCTACATAGAACATGTCGGTGTAGTTGCCGTTAAACGGCGGCGTCTCCAGTTCCTCTGCGTAGGTCTGCACCAGGAGGCGCGGCTGCGGGGTCGGCAGATCGACCACGATGCTGGTGGGCGTCAGGCTGCGATTTCCGCCATCGTCCTCAAACTTGACCAGGTAGGTGCCTTCCAGCAGCGGCACCTGCTTTTGCGTCTGGCTGCCCGCAGCAGCGGCCACGATCTCCTGGCTCTCCTCCCACAATGCGCCGACCATTGCCACGTTGTGGCGGATCAGCACCTTGCCGCCCAGCAGCACGTCCAGCTCGGTAGAGCGGTCCCAGCTCAAGATGGCACTGGCGTTGTCGATGGGGATCAAACTCACGCCCGCGACATTGGCCGGTGGGGCGGTTTTGCCGAACGCCTGGACCGTAAGAGTCGACGGTTGCACGCTGCGCCGCAGGCCCACGCTGATGCTGTAGATCTCCACCTCATAAACGCCGGCGGTGGTGTCGAGGATCTCGTAGTCAGGCCGCTTCTGAGTGGTTGATGACCAGTTGCCATTGGCAGGCCGCCAGCGCACCAGGTAGTCGTTGACACCCACCACCGGCTGCCAACTGATAATCAGCTTTGACAGTGCCCGTCCATTGTTCTCGTAAAGCGCTTCGGTGGCGCGCAGGTTTGTCGGCGCGGCCGGGATTTCGTTGAGGTCAGTAACGTCGCGCTGCTGCAGCTCTGCGCCACGCTCAACGTGGGCGTACTTGCTGGCGTTGTAAGCCAGGGCAGTGACGGAATACTTCGCGCCGTCCTGCTCCTGCACAGTTAACACCCGCCAGGTGGATGCTTCAATGGAGGCGGCCTGATAGATCCAGACGCTGTTGGCGTTAGGTGCGTTGCTGAACGGCGTGGCAACGGTGATCACGTTGCCTGCGATGCTGTTGACGCCCTTCGTTTCAACGCTGCCATCGGGCAGGATTACCGAAAGCTGCGCTGCGGTGCCCAGCGTGAGCCCCGTGGCGTTGTCCACCGTGACTGCGGTGGTTGTTGCTGCGCTGATGCGCCCGCCCCGGCGCACACCAGCCCGCACCGGATCCGACACCTCGATGATTTGACCAGGGCGCACCAACACGCCTGCGTCGATGCTGGCGGTGAAGCTGATCACCTCGGACTCGTACCGCTCGGAGTACAGCAGCCAGTCACCAATACGGCTGGCTTGGCCGCGGCTGGTGCAGGCAAACGCCGAGATCTCGGTTTTGATCACTCCGTATTTGCTGATGCCTGCCTGGTCTTCGACCACCTCGTAGGCAATGTCGCGGGTGTCGAGATCCAGATAGCTAACCACCGCCACTGTGGGCCGGGTTTTGCGGCTGCTGCCCTGATAGCTGAAGCCCTCCTCGGAGACGTTTGCCAGCGTGAACAGGTAGCTGGTGTCGGCCGGCTTGTCCTGGCTGATGGTCAGCGCGCCGGTGCTCCAGTACGGCATGGCCCGGAACACCGAGCACATGTCGTTGATCAGCTTGTATGCCTCCTCGGGCGTCTGAATGTTGACGTTGCAGCTGAAACGCGGCTCAAAACCGCCAAAACCGTCAGGCACCAGCTCGCCGCAGTATTGCGAGGCGGAGTAGAAGGCCCACTTGTCCAGCTGCGCGGCCTGGATGTGATCACCGAAGCCGTAGCGAGTGGATGTGAGCAGGTCGAACAGGATCCAAGCCGGGTCGGTGGTCCACTGCGCTGCGCCGAACGTGCCGGACCACACACCGCTGTAGGTCAGCCGGCCGTTGGTGGAGTCCACCGTAGCGTTGTTGGGGATCCGCACCTTGATGCCGCGCACCAGGTACGAACGGCTGGGAATGTTGTTGAACTGCTCCGCATCAACGCGGATCGCCACCAGTGCGCTGTTGGGGTAGCGCAGCTTGGCGTAGATGATCTCGGTGTAGCTGCTCCAGCTGAAGGCGTTCACCAGCTTGGCGCTGCCGCTGTCAGCCGTGACGCGCGTCACCTTAATGTCTACCGGGAACGCGCCGCTCAGGTTGACCAGGTAATCGCGCTGGTACTGATCTGCAGAGCGGCCAGCGATCGTGTCGTCAATGACGGTGGTGTAGCCACCGCCGTTGTACTGCACGGCGATCTGCAGCTGCACGCTGGTGCCTTCAATGTCGCCCTGGTCTGTGAACAGCTGCAGCTGTGGCACGGTGATCGTGACGCGCACCGCGTTGACGTTGCTGTCGGTAATGCTGCGGACCACTGGAGTGGCCTGCTGCACTGTCACGCTGACGCCTTTCTCGTCCTCAACCTCAGAAGCGATCGGGATGTAGCTCTGGTTCTGCGTGCCGTTGCGCGTGTAGACGGTGACGTTCTGGAAGTTGTACGTGCCGTCAGCGTTCTGCAGCGGCGTGTTGTTGATGAAGATCGACTTGTGGCCATCCTTCAGGCCCTCGATCTCACCCTCGCTGATCAGATCAACCAGGTTCGCGTACTGCGTGCTGTTGAGGTTGTCCGCTGCCTCAGTGGGCGTGCGGGTGCTGCCGCCTCCACCGCCGCCTTTGCCGCCACCGCCTCCTCCACCTCCGCCGCCGCCAGCACCGGCGATGGCCCCGAGGCCGAGACCAGCGTTGTGGACGCGGATCCCCCCTGCAATAAAGGTGTGATGGCCCTCAACGGTCAGGTTGTAGACGGTGCCGCGGCCATGTTCGATGCGCTCAACGATCGGGCGCAGATGGTCGTTCTCATCCACCAGGCAGTCGTCGCTGCCCAGTGAGCCGATCTCAACGAAGGCGTTGAACTGGTTTAGAACCCAGTGGTTCGGAGTGGCATCCAACACCGCACCGCCCCACAGGCGGTAGCGCATCACGCGCTCGCCTTCGTGGACGTGAACCTTGAGGATCTTGGCGTGATGAAGCTGGCCCTGATCGTCAAAGCTGACCACCAGGTCTCCGGGTTGCAGCGTCTCGATCGCGCGCTGCCCGTCAGGCGTCCGAACCAGCGTGTGCCCTAGAAAGCACCCGCCACCGCCGCCACCGCCAGAGCCTGCAATCCTTGCCATCAGCCGGTCACCTGCACGGTGTCGATGCCAGCCGAGATCACAACAGAGCCGACCAGGGTTTCGCCGTAGACGATGGGCACCGGCACGCCTTGGCGTGAGGTGTTCTGGATGCCGGAGAAGCTGTAGGACTTGCGGGGATCTTTCTCACTGTTCGCCCCGCTTGCTCCAGGGGCATACACCTGCGGCACGGGTGTCAGCAGCTGCGCCACGCCGCCCAGCACCAACGAAGCGCCGACGCCGACGATCAAACTAAAGGCGGTAGGGCCAGCCCAGGCGGCAAAGCCAGGAATCAGGAAGGCGGCAGCCAGCAGCGCCACGCCGCCAATGATGCGGCCCACGGCACCGGCACCCGCCAGCACGGGGATCAGCTTGATGATCTGCTGGCCGGCAGGGTTATGCAGCTCGTCGGTGCTCAGGTCTTCCTTACCCACGCTGACGCGGTAGTTCTGGTCAGCCATGTGCCGTTCCAGCTGCGGAAAGTTCGCCACCAGGAAACGCACCGCCTCAGCCGCGCTGGCTACCTCCGCACGAAACACCCGCTTGCCGAGAAATTTCGCCAGCCGCCCATAGACCCGAATCTCGCGCATCGTGGCCCGCCTCAGCCTCAGCCCATCGTAGTGAACTCAGGATGCCGCAATCTGCGGCCCGTGCATTTCTGCAGCCAGCCGCCATAGAGATCACGGCTGCTCAACCGGCCGCGGATGTGGTGCAGGATCATGCCGTCTCCGATGTAGACGCCGACGTGGTTTAGGCCCGGCCCGCTGATGCTCATCAGCAACGCATCACCCACCTGCAGCTCCTCATCTTCCGCCAGCTCACGGAAACCGGCCAGCGTCCAGCAGTCATCAAACATCGGCGCAGCCTCAAACGCTTCGGGCGTCAGCGGACGCTCCCAGTCCGGCAGGTTCAGGCCGTTCTCCAGCCACCAATCGCGCGTGAGCGTCCAGCAGTCGGTGATGCCCCAGGCCCACTCTCGGCCGATCAGCGGCGGCTGGTAGCCGCTCGGCTTGCAGGTGTGCCACGCCTCGGTTTTAGGATTGACGATGTGCCAGGGCAGGCCGCTGCGCTCGCAGGCCACCAGATCAGGCCCGCTGGGGAGGGGCGGCGTGACCGGGTGGCTGTGGAACACCGCAATGATCTCGCCAACATCCTCTGCAGCGGCGTAGTCGTCTGGCGACAGAATGAACTGATCGGTGCCGGTGGAAAGGTTGCTGCAGGGCCAGTAACGCCGGCGGCCCTTGACCACCACCACCAGGCCGCAGGCTTCGCGGGGATCCTCCGCCTGGGCGTGCTCTAGGGCTGCGTCGCGCCAGCTCATGTGAAGTAGGTCCCGACGCCAGGGAATGATCCGAACGGCAGCTCGGCGGTGGTGCCGAACCTGGCCTGGCAGCTGCTCAACCGTTTGCCGCACACATCAGCACCGGCCGTTGGCACCGGGCTGTCGTTCTCATCGAAGTAAGTGCTGGCGGTGTAGCTGCACTCGGTCGAGCGGTAGACCCACTGGCAGATGTTGGCGATGCACTGGCGCTTAGGCGCACGCACACCGGCCAAGTCGAACGCTGCCGCCAGCTCGAACTCCACTACATCGCGAGTTTCAACGGTCTTGCGATCGACGTAGTACACCTCGCGCGGAAACTCCGCGGTCGGATCCGGGCTGTAGGGACTGACGCCGCCAGGGAAGTTGGCTGCGTCGATGTAGCGGGCCAGGGTGCGGATGCGTGTGAGCTTTGCCCCTTCCAGGCCGTCCGGCAGGCTCAACAGCAGCGCGGTGATCGTGCCGAGCACGTTGCTGCATTTGATCTTGGGCCGCGGCAGCTGGCCGTTGCCGGTGTACTCAAAACCCTCAGCCTCGATCGGAAAGCGCGAATAGCTGTTGGCGTTCCACACCACCTCGCCGTTGCTGTTCAAGCTGGTGCCGGCGTGGAAGCGATAGAGATCGTTGGTGCTGTGCTGCGTGGTGTTCAGCTGCAGCTCAAACAGCTCGATGATGCTGCTGGGGGCAATCTTCTGAAGCTCTGAAACCGGAACCGTCACGGCTCAAATACCTCGCGGAACGTTGCCCGGATCTGGTTGTTGTTGCAGTTGCTCAGCGTCACCTGCCACTCACTACACACATACTTGCCGGCGGTCCCGCGTGGAGGCGTCCAATCAAACGACTCCACGCCGCCGCGAGCCTCCAGAAACGCCGCGATGTTGTCGCGCTCAGTGTCGTCGCGGTTGGCAAATACCAGCGACCACTCTTTAGGGTCGGTGTTAAGGCCGAACGTCACGCGCTGTTCATAGCCATCGCCAGCCTGGAAGCGCCGCACGCGGGGCTGGCTGCTTTCAGTGGCCTCAAAGCTGGGGGTGTAGGTGAAGGTCGCCATCAGGTCACCAGGATGCCGCCAGGCCGCTTCTGCTTGATCAATTCTGCCTGCACTGCCTGGGCAACAACACGCGCCAGCTGGCCGCCACGGCTCTGATCGCCCTCGACGCTGGTGCCGCGTGCATCCACGTTCACCGTGACGCTGGTCTCCCCACCACCGGCCACCCCCAGCTTGCCGTCACGGCCGCGTCTCAGGGGGATGATGGCCTCCGGGCCAGCCTCACCCATCAGGCCCAGGTTGCCAGCGCCGCCGTTGGCGAACTTGAATAGGGTGGGGCTGTTGATGACGCCGCCCTTGGCAAAGCCTGTGAAACTGCCTGCACCGAAGCCCACAGTCGAGTTTAATTTGCCGGCTGCACCTAAAAGGCCGCCACCAGCGCCCGGCAACAGGCCCTGAATAGCTTGGAGGATCGGCGCGATGATCAGCAGCCGCGTGACCATCCTGGTGGTTTCCTCCACGATGGACAGCGCAAACTGCCGGAAGTTGAAGGTGCCAGTGGTCGTCAGGCTGACGATGGAATCCTCCAGGCCCTTGAACGCCGACTGCGCCAGGTTGCTGATGCCTTCGCGCAAAGTGCCGATGCTCTGCAAATAGGAGGTGATGCCGTCGGTGAAGCCGGCCATAGCGGTGTTGGTGCGCTCTGTCATCGCGTACCACTGCTCCAGGCTGCCGGCCGCCTCAAAACCAGCGCCCTTCAGCTCCTTGAACTTGTCGATCAGTGCGTTCTTCTGCTCAATGTCGAGCTTCTGCAGATCGACTGCGCGGGTGCGCTGGATGTTGGCCTGCTGCTCAATCGGCAGTTTCTGCGATAACTCTTTCGCTGCCGCGGCCTCCACCACTCGCCGCTTCTCTGCGTACTCCAGCTCAATCTTCTTCAGCGGGTTGGTTTCACGCAGGATCGCCAGCTCGGCTTGAGACACCTTCAGCTTCTCTGCGGATGCGGCAATGCCATCTTTGATCTGCTTGGCCTTGTCTGCACCAGAGCTAGCGCCACCTCCGCCGCCGCCGATCGCGCTCATGTTGGGCGAGAACGTTGGCGTCGGAATGTCGAGCCGGTCGCCTTTAGGGCTCACACCAGGCGGCAGTTTCGGACCCTTCGCGATCGCGCGCTGGCTCGCGCTCTGAATGTATTGGCCGATCTGCATCAGGCCGCCGGCACCAGTGCCCTTTGCCTGACCGCCCAGCAAGTTGCGGAGCGGGGCAGGTATGGACTGCCACAGTTTCTGGATGGCAATGCCGATCGACTGGAACATGCCACGCGCGTTGTCAGCAATCGACTTGAACACGCTTTGCCACATGCCGCCGGTTTGCTTGCCGCTGTTGCCCACGTCAGTGGCAGTGATCTTGAACACCTTGGCGATGTAGTCCCCGATCTGCTTCGCGTATTTGCCGAGGCCCTCAAACTCGCCACCCATCTTTTTGATGGCCGCTCTGAAGTCGTTGGCAATCACGCCGCCAATGTTGTCCACCCACGCTCTAAAAACGGTGTTGTTGTCGTAGAGCGCCTTGCTAAGGGCTGCCAATGCCGTCACGCCAGCCAATGCCCAGCCCCAGCCAGGAATCGACAGGATCGCTGCGCGAACGGCCTGCAAGCCGCCAGCGAGCAATGGCATCACACCGCCCGCCAGGGCCGTTTGGTAGCGCAGGATCTCCATGCCGTTGGCAACGGACGCCACCAGGCCCAGGCCGCCCTTCAGCACGCTGGTCAGCGGGCCCCACGCCAGCGCCAGCGTGGCTGCGCCGATAGCTGCGTTCTGCAGCGGGGCAGGCAGCTGGCTGAACGCGCTCACCGCCACCGTCAGCGCGTCGGTGATCGTCTCCAGCGCCGGCAGCAGCGCGATGGTCAGATCCATGCCCAGCGCGCGCACCTTGCCGCCGAGCACCGCCAGCTTGTCAGCGTATTCGTCCGCCTTCTTCGCAAAGGCGGTGGTCATTTTCGTGCTGAGCTTGTCGATCGCGTCGCCGCCCATGTTGAGCAGCGGCACCAGCTCAGCGCCGGACTTGCCGAACAGGCGCAGCGCCAGGGCCGTTTTCTCCGGCCCATCTGCCATGTTCTTGAAACGGTTGGCGACCTCGATCATCACGCGGTCGGCCGACTTCAAAGAGCCATCAGCCGCACGCACGTTGATGCCCAACGCCGCGAACGTTTCGGCCGATGCCTTCCCGCCAGTAGACGCATCCACTAGCGCCTTGTTCAGCTTGACCAGGCCCTTGCTGACGCCCTCCAGGTCCGTGCCGCTTACTGCCGCGGCCTTGTTAAAGCGGCTCAACGCCTCAACCGAAACGCCTGTGGCTTGCGCCAGGTCGTTCATGTTGTCGGCAGCGTCCAGCGTGCCC